CTGCACTGTACTGGTAGTTCGAATTACTACTAGGATGCAAGAGGATAAGTGTACCCTCATCAGGCACACAACTCAAGCATACCTAGAGAACCGAGCTACCAACACAAGAAATTAAGTAAATGAGGAAAGAATCCCATCTACAAAATTTCTCTTGTGAAGGGACCCTTTCGGGTCATTTGCATCACCTGGGACTTAGAAATTCTAAGTCGCTAAACAAGTTGCATTACGCAGCTTGCACCCACCTCGACCGATGCCTTAACGTAAAGCGTCGGTGGCTCTTATCAAGGTGACCGACATCCCTACCAAGTAGGGGTACCGAGAGAGCTTTGATAAGTGCGGGATACCCGTCGATTCTATCAACACGCCTTAGTGTTGTAGAACATAGACCCTTTACTTCGAATCTATGGAGATGTTTATTCCATCGCTGGAACGTAACATCTTCTCGCCGAGTAACCCAACCAAGGCAAGACGCATTACGCCCGACATAGGGAAGTGCAATACCAACACACTCCTCTACGTTCTGACGTAAAGCATCTGAAAACTTATAAAGGCCTTTCAACCAACATTGGTTTGAGACTGATATAAGATTTTCTAAAGCACTTGGAGCCATTGAGGTAACATCTGGTTGGTGTCGCAGATATACCGGAGTTACATCGTAACCTCGATAGGCATCTACGCCACAACTTTCTCTAAAGAATCCTTTAGAGTAAGTCTTCGTTTGGTTGACTTTTAAACCAAACGAGATCAACCAGTTCACGACCTGGTCAAAGGCACCCGTTTCTACGATAATATCGTCACCGTAGACTCGGACCTTTCTAGAGATAGCAATAACATTCCCAAGTGAAGGATTGAGACCCTTCGACCAGAGAATTGCTGTAATTGCCAATGCGGCAAATACAACACTCTGAATTGGAAATGTTAGTGCATTACCCATACCAGCGAACTTACGAAGATCAGATGACACAATGCCATCTTTAACGATCTTCGTACGACAAACATCAACGAGGTTGGAAAACCTCGGATGCCGGTGAAAGGTCTCCTTAACTAGTTCATAGCTAAGAAGATCACTTGCACTCGACAAATCGATGGTCGCATATCCTCTGGTACGTGAGCCTTCCAAAGCAAGTTTTTGATTCTCACTTTGGTCGGTTAATGCAAGACAGTTTCTCAATACTTTATCTTTTCGGATTGCTCCGCGAAGATGAAGATTGAGCCCTTGCTGAATAAATTGGTTCAGCATGGGTTCAACTGTTATTGTCCGTCTCGAAGTTGATGACTTCGGGAC